ATGAAGAAGACAGGTTTGGACTTTGATTCTTGGTGCAATGAGATTGAAGCACTCGAAGTGGGAGATGGCGCAGACGCAGTGATCGTCCCTTTGGAGACCAGTCAGCCCACTGGGTAATTTCATATCTCGCTTGCGAGACAGGAATTGCACCTTCAGTGTTGCTGGCAGAAGAACCTCGAATGATATTCACAATGTTGGCGTACCTTCGTTGGAGAGCCATTCACCTAGGCAAGTAGTATCGGTGTATGGCAGGTCGAGCAGGGACATTCATTTCAATCGATGAACCGGTACTGATTGATGATCTTTTCAAGTTCCTTCGTGATTTGTCTAAGACATACCCTGACTTCAACAAAGAAGCACGCATCGCCAGTCAAGGCGTAGCAGAGCTGCTCGTTGTCGCAGCAACCTTCGAGGCTGCATCGGTGACCCGTAATAAACAGGCATTAGAAGTGATGAAGGGCATGAGGGCGCAACGTGACCGTATCCCGACAATCAAGTTGAATGAGAAGTCTGGGTTCGTATCAAAGTCAAAGCCGAACCGTAGTCGTAAGACCAAGGTGACTAGGGGTGATGTGTTCTTTGGTGCCGAGTTCGGTGGTGGCAAGCATGGCTCATCGAATAGGACTGTGGCTGGGGCTAAGTCACGGGCTGGGACTGAGATGCCTCGTAAGGGTGGGGGCAGGACTACCCAGTTCCTCCGGCATCGTGGCAAGTCTGGATACTTCTTCTGGCCTGCTGTGCGTAAGAACAAGGACAACATTGCCAAGGAGTATTTGAACGCGATTGACAGGGTGTTGGAGAAACTCAAAGATCGTTGACTTTGGCTGTGGTTTCGCTACCCTGTAGGTAGGGAGGTGTTCATGGTTGTCTATTTTGATTCGGTTAAGTCTGTTCAGCCGAAGCCGTTCGCCTCAAATTGGGATGACCTCAAGGAACGCTTGATGCACCATGAGGAGAACGCACACAAATCTGATGGTGCGTTGTGGTCACCTGTTGAGTACTACCCAGGTAGGACTCGCGGTAATACTGCGATCAGGTTCATCGAAGCGTTGGTCGTTGACATGGACGGTGAATCGTTTGCTAACGCCAACCTGAACGGGTTTGAGTACCTTGCCTACTCCACATACTCACATCGACTAGATGACCCTCACTATCACTTAGTTCTGCCGTTGGCTGAGCGTGTACCGGCAGGGCTGTGGCGTGCTGTGTGGGCTGAGTTGCATCAACGACTCAACCTTGTTGGTGACCCTGCAACCAAAGATGCTGCACGTATCTTCTATCTTCCACAACATGCACCAGATCAGCCGTTCGAGTTTCACGAACAATCAGGCAAGTTCATTGACACCGACTTCCAATACGAACCTGCACGCAACCCAACACCTGCGTCACCACGTCAGTCTTCTCAGCCTCGACGCAAGCGCACTGTTGGTGTTGAGATGAATGATGCTTGGTGGGATGCAGGCAAAGTGTTAACGAAGTACGACGGTCTTGAAGGTAAAGCATTGTGGTCGGCTGTGTTGGATGACTTCCGTGCCTTGCGCTCGGCCTGTGAGGATGTCACCTAGAATTGCCTTATGGCTGGCGTTCGCACATTCGTAGTTCGGTTCCTCGCTGACGCAGATCAGTACAAGAAGGGGATCAAGCAAGTCAACGATGGTATGGGTGGGTTGAAGACCCAAGTGTCAAGTCTGTTGCCATCATTCAAGACAGTGGCGATTGCAGGCACCGCAGCCTTTGGTGCCGTTGGTGCATTGTTATACAAATCGATTGGAGCTGCTTCTGGTGCAGCAGCCGAACAAAACAGGCTTCGACAAATCTTAAAAACCACTACCGGTGCAAGCGATGAACAAATTGATTCGCTTAACAAACAGGCAGAAGCCTTGCAGGGTCTTGGTGTTGTTTCGGCTGGAACTACATCAATAGTTCAATCACAACTAGCAACCTTTGATCTGTCTGTAGAAACCATTAAGACTCTCACTCCTGCGATCCTCAACTATGTAACGGCTGAGAAGGGTGCTGCTGCTTCAGCAGATGACTTCAAATCTTCGACTAACGGTCTTGCTCAAGCCCTGCAAGGCAACTTTGCTTCATTGACTAAAACAGGTTTTGTTCTTGATGCCGCAACAAAGGAGACAATCAAGTCTGGTACAGAGAGCGAACGGTCTGCCGCACTTGTGAGCGTGTTGGATTCCACTTACAAGGACTTCAATGAAACTCTCCGCAACACTCCAGAGGGTCAATTACAGGCACTGAAAAACAGTCTGAATGATGTGTCAACTGAAGTTGGATTGATCTTGTTGCCACACTTTGAACGGTTCGTACGATTTCTCAATGACAGCGTCGTTCCTGGTATCAGGACATTCGTTGACAACATTGGCGAGAAAGGTCTTGTCCCTGCGTTGCATCTTGCTTTGGGTGAGATGGGAGTGTTCGGTGCGTATGTAAAGATGTGGGCTGCATCGATTGTCCATGAATATAACGCTATGGCACAGAAGGCTGGCAACGCCTTAGTAACTTTGTCTTTTGGGTTCATTCAACTTGTACCAGGTTTCAAACAAGCACAAAGGGATATATCAGACACTTTGGTGATCACTGATTTACAAATACAAGCATCGCAAATGCACATTGCTGATTTAAATAAGGAGCTAAAAGCACAAGAAGAACAAACCACAGCCACTTCAAAACAATCTGAACAATTCGCAGCTCGCGTCAAGCACTTGAATGGTGCGTTCAATGGTGGTGGGGGTGGCGGGGGTGGCGGTGGCGGTGGTGTGGCTAAGGCTGTCAAGGATGCTACAGAGAAGTTGAAAGAATATACAGATGCGTTGAAGTCAAGTAACTCTGCACAGAAGTCGTTCACTTCTGCACAGAAGGCTTCGGTGAAGGCTGGGCAGTCGTTGACTGAGGCGAACCAGGGTGTGGCTGATGCTCAGGCTGCGTTCAATCAGGCTGTGGCTGGGTTCGGTGCTGATTCGCCTGAAGCGAAGAAGGCTGCGAAGGATTTGGAGTTGGCTCAGCGTGGGTTGACACGTGCTGGATTCAACGTGGAGCAGTCGATATTTGCTGTGGCTGATGCTGAGGCTGCGTTGGCGAAGGTTCGTGCTGATCCTGAATCAACACCTCAGATGATTCGTGAGGCTGAGATTGATTTGGCTGAAGCGAAGTTGTCGACTGCTGATGCGATTGACGCACAGGCTGAGGCAACTGATGGTTTGCGCACGGCACAAGGTTTGTTGAATGAGAAGGTTAATGGTGCGTTGGGAGATTCTGAGACTTACAAAACTTTGTCTGATCAGTTGAAGGATGCGAAGAAGCTACAGGCTGATGCGACTGATGCTGTGGCTGAGGCGATTGAGCGTGAGACTACTGCGTTGGATGCTTATGCCAAAGCAATCGAGTCTGCTGGGAAGATCGCAAACTTGTATCCCAAAATTACTGGCAAGTTTAAGTTGAATAATCCGATGGCTGGTTCTGCTAACACGATTCCTGCGACGGTGACTGGTAACTCGACTGGTTTCAATCCGAATGCTGCTGGTGGGTTTAGCCCTACCATCAATGTGAATGCTGGTTTGATTAGTGACCCAGCTACGTTGAGCCAAGAGATTTATGACTTGTTGACTGAGAGGGGAAGGCTCAATGGAATCCCTAGTTTCGGTAGCATCGCTGGTTTAGTCGGTAGTCGCTAATGGCTAAGGCGGCGAAGTGGGGTTCAACATACAAGGTGTTGTTGGACGTTGGGTTTGTTGCGAACGAGTTCATTCTTGATACTTCTGAGTTGGATGGGTTTGCTGTGTTGGATGGTTCCACAGACTTTGTGGACATCACAGAATATGTGACGAACATCAATATCAATCGTGGCCGTTCAACACAACTTGATTCGTTCCCTTCATCGAGTTGCACGATTGTTGCTGATGATCGTGCAGCTGACCGATACTTTGATCCGTTGAACGCATCATCAGCATGGTATTCGGGTGGGACTGTGGGCATCGCACCACGTCGCAAGTTTGAGGTGTACGGGGGAACTGCCGGTACGCAAGCAATGTTCTCGGGGTTTGTGTACGACTTGAACATTGATTATGCCGATCCGAACCTGTCAACAGCAACGATTGTTTCTACCGATGCACTAGGCCAACTCGGTCAAACCGTGCTGACAGCATTTAACCCTTCATCACAGTTGACCTCTGCCCGTGTGTCAGCAATCTTGGATCGACCAGAGGTGGCATTCTCGACAGCTCTCCGAAGCATTGAGACAGGGGTTGCGACGTGTGGAACGGTTGCGTATGACGATGCGACGAATGTGTTGCAGGCGTTGAATGATGTGGCTGTGGCTGAGGGTGGGCGTTTGTTTGTTGATCGTTCTGGGTCGTTGAACTTTGATGCTCGGGTTGGTGCTGCGTCTGGTACTGCTGTCGCTACTTTTGGTGGTACGGCTGGGTTGCCGATTCAGTCTTTATCTAATGAGTTTGGTGCTGAGACTGTGTTGAATCGTGTGGCTGTTCAGATTGATGGTGGTACGGCTTCGAGTGTTGCTTCGGGTACTGCGTCGCAGGGTCAGTATGGGATCAAAACTTTGTCGTTGACTGGTGTGCCTTTGGTTGATAATGCTGCTGGGTCAGCGTTGGCTAATTTTTTGTTGTTGAAGTTTGAGAATCCGACAGTTAACTTCTCGGGGTTCACGGTGTTGTTGAATGCGTTGACGGCTGCACAGCAGGAGGTTGTGGCTGGTTTGGAGATTGGTGATTTGGTGTCGGTGTCAAAGAGCTTCAATGTTGGTTCGCCTTCTACGGTTTCACAGAACGTGGTTGTCGAATCTATTCGCCACAGCATCAATCCGAACCGTCATGATGTGACTGTTGGGTTGGGTCAGATTCGGTTAGCATTTGTGCTGGATACATCAAACCTGGATAACCCCGATTACGGACTACAATAGGAGCATTATGGCAATTAGCGCACCAACAACAGTGGGACAAGTTCTCACTTCAGCCTACGTTAACAACAACATCAATAGTGGTCTTGTTTATGTAAGCACCACAAGTCTTACTGCTAGCGGTCAAAACATTGCTGGCGCGTTTTCATCTACATACACAAACTACCTTATTGTTATAAACAGTTTAGTTGCCTCTGCAACTAATACGAGCATTTCGTTTCGTCTTGGGTCATCAACTACACGTACAGAATATAAGTGGGCTGGCTACAACGTTAACGTTGGCAGCGGTGTTATGGCCTCTGATACTGGTGCATCTGTTACAGCCGCACAAATCGGCTACTCTAAAGGCGTTGACGGTCAGGACACTTCATACATTTTTCAGTTACAAAACCCACAATTAGCAACTCGTAAAACTTATTCATCTACTTGGTCTAACGGTCAATTTAGCGGCACTACATCAGGCGTAGATAGTTTGCAATCAGCACAAACAGACATCAACATTATTTGTGGTAGCGGAACGATTACAGGTGGCACAGTAACCATTTACGGCTACCGCATAGCGTAAGTGTTGCGTAAGAATACTTCTGCAAGATAAATCTGAATGAAATGATGTGCGCACTTCACGTTGGTTGATTGTTGCGCCAGCGTTGTTGGCTACTGCTTGGTCGTTTGTTTCACCTGTATCTGCTGACGATCAACCAGGGTTGAACACTACCTATTACACGATTGATGCGATTCCTCCTGTCAAGTCTGACGGTGTGTATCCAATTTGTGGTTACGAATTGGAGAACAATATCAATCGAAGCTATGACGGTGAGCCATATCTAGATTGCACGAACGACCTGTTCATGGTTCACATGACAGGGTTCATCACGATCCCTGTGCATCAAACCATTGAGTTTTGGTTGGCTTCTGATGATGGTGGCAACATCAATATCGGTGGCAACGAATGGGGCAACTGGTCTGATCAGGGTTGTACTTGGATGGAGTCAGGGCAGATAGACATTAGTGCAGGGAGTCAGCCACTTGACTTGTGGATGTACGAGAATGGGGGTGGAACGTGCATACTTCTTGCGTGGAACATTGATGGTCAAGGCTGGGAGATGGTTCCTGACGAAGCATTCACCACAACACTTGTTGCACCCACCACCACTACGACTAGCACCATCCCTGAAACCACCATCCCCGAAACAACAGTTCCTGAAACCACCATCCCTGAAACAACTTCCACAACTACTACTACTATTCCTGAAACAACGGTGCCGGAAACCACGACCATCCCTGACACCACCATCCCTGAAACCACAACAACGGAGGCAACATCAAAAACCACAACAACTTCTACGACTGTCGCACCAACAACTGTTCCTGCTACAAACCCCTCGACCACTACGACACCTCCAACAACGACCCTGCCCCCAACCACAACCAGCACAACAACAACCCTGCCCCCACCCCAAACCACCCTCCCAGAGCCACCACAAGCCCCTCAGACGAGCGCACCTGAACCTGACGCACCATTGCCACCCATCAGCGATGAGGCCGTAGTGGAAGCCCTAGCCGACATTGACCAGGCAACCCCAACCCAAGTTCAAGCCATCATCACCGAGCTGCTCGCCTTCGACCTCAGCCCAGACCAAGCCGTCTCCATCGCATCTCAACCGGCAGTGCTGGAAGTGTTGACGAATGATGAAGCCGAACAAGTATTTGAGCAGGTTGCTGTTGAGGAACTGACTTCGGAGCAGGCTGCACAATTTGTTGAAGCTATTGCCAGCGCACCAACCGAAGTGCGTCAAGCGTTTGAGTCTGTGTTGAATGTGTTCCAAGGTTTCGCTGATAACTATGTGATGTTGAATCAGACTGTGCCAATCAAAACTCGTCGAGCATTGATCGCCTTGGGTGCTGTATTCTTAGTGTCAGCCCCTGCACCAATCCGAAGGAATCGATGATGAAGTTGTGGGGTGAGTTCCATGCGTTGCTGTGGACAATCGCTGCTTCTGTCACCACCATTCTCACGTTGTCTGGGGCTATCCAACGAGTCGTGATCTGGCTCACTGTTGGGGCATTAGTTCTGCACTTGATCGGCGCACTCACCAAGAAAGAAGATAACTCATGAAGAAGTTACAAGATGTTGCAGGTCGTATCGTGGCCGTATTCCTATCGTCGGCACTGGCAATCGTTGGTGGTTCGGCAATCCTTGCCCCAGAACTCAGCGTGTTCAAAGCAGCAGCCCTTGCCGGATTCGCTGCTACTGCTGCCGTAATTCAACGCTTGGCTTCTGCCTCGCTTGATGGCAACCTGACAATGGATGAAATCAATGATGCCTTCGGCGCAAAGAAGAAGTAAGCACATGACAAAGATGCCTTGGCCTGTAGTACCAGTTCAGTTCTGTGTTCATCTTAAAGGCAAGAAGCCTTCCCAGATAAGTCCCACAATGCTTCGACCTATCAGTGGTGGTGGGCAGTTGCATCATTGTGCAGCTCGGGCTTGGGAAGCGATGAGACATGCAGCTAAGGCTGAGGCTGGGATCAATCTGAAACCCGTTTCGCCTGGCGATACATTTAGAAGCATCGCCCAGCAGAAGGCTGGGTTCCTAGAAAGATTCCAACTCGTTGTAATCCCAGGTGCAGAAACCAGAATGTATGACGGCAAGAAGTGGTATCTGAAGAAGGGTATGGCTGTGCTTGCCAGTCCTGTTGATGATCCTGCGAAGTGTTCACGTCACATGCTAGGTATCGCAGTCGATGTTGCCAACGCCTCCGGCAAGGTACTTGCTTGGCTGTTGCAGAATGAGCAACGGTTCGGCTTCAGCCACGAAGTAGTTGACATGCCAGGTGCTGAGCCTTGGCATCTCCGCTGGACAGACTCAACCCCGAACCAAGCCGTACTTGATTACGAGGCAGCCAATCCTAAGCCGGTTGCATAATGGATTGGGGCATCGTTCTCGCAGCGTTGATCACGGCTGTTGGCGGTGCTATGACGACATTGATGTTGATTATGCGTAACGAAAATACGGAAGACCACGCAAAGGTCGTGGATGCTCTAGAGGTGC